ATACTAAAAAAGAAAAACCATTTCTTGAACTTGTAAAAGATGGTATAATAATTATGATAGGAAATGAAATATACATAAACACTATTAAGAATTAATATAAATTACTAAATAATGAAAAATAATCAACAAAAACACCTTTTTGATATATATATATTTATATATACTTATAGAAACAAAATAACTAAATGAAAATGGAAATGGAAAAAATGAAGATGAGGGGATACTTGATAAAGGATTCAACATATACTGAATTTCAAAAAGTATGTGAAGATAATTGCTCTATACCAAGTAGAATTATTCGCAAAGCAATTAAAGAATATATTGAAATAAAAAAAAATAAATAATATGAAAAATTACACGGAAAATCAATTAGAATTAGTGTTGAATTACTTAAAAGGAAATTCACACAAAACAATTACAGGTGGAGAAATTAAAGATTTATTCCAACTAACAACAATTCAACTACAAGGTCTGATACACCAACTAAGAGTAATGGGACAACCAATCGTATCAAAAGGAAAACTTGGCTACCAATATACAACAGATAAAGATGAACTACTTAAATGCTACACATCACTAATGGGACGTGGAACAAGCATTATACAAGCAGCCAATGGACTATTCAACTATATAGATGAAAGGGGTGAATATGTATAAAATAATCATATGGGGTGTTAAAAACACAGAAACAAAATCAACTAAACCAATTTTTAATAAAGAACAAGTGAATGATTTAATAGAAAGATTACTTGAAAAAGAAACCATACCTGACTTTGAGGTTAGATTTGTAGATGATCATGGTTGGGAGAATAAAGTCTTTTCCAGAATAACTGAACGAACACATCATACTTATAAAATAACTAAATAAAAAATAAAGATTAATTATGATTGAAACAGATAGAATACAAGATCCAATTAGTAAAGAAGAAATACTTAAATTTACTATGGATACATTTGAAAATTATATAACACAAGAATTAGAATTTGAATGTAAAGAAGATATGTTTAAATATCAACAAGAAGTCTTTGGATATTTCTATATGGTTAAAAATTTAATAGATGATATATATAGATAAAAAATAATAAATAATTATGGAAGTGATAATAGGTTTTTTAGTAGGAATGCTAATGGGTATGATAATTGGAAATTTTGTGAGATGTAAAATAAATAAGAATAAAGATGTTGATACTAAAAATTGATAAAAAAATTGATAAATACCAATTCTGGCAAGTAATGAATAAGTGGTTTGAAGATAAACCAAGAAAAGTAGTAAATGAATATTATGCTAAAAATAAAGAACATCTACAAAAATATAGTAGGGACTATCATATTAAAAATCAGGAGGTTAGAAAAGAAAAGATGAGGGAGTATAGTAAGAAAAGAAGGAACAATCTGTAAAACATATATATACGACTTATACAATATAAAAAAATTTTGAAAATTATGTATTATAAGAAAAAAGATAAAGAGAATTTTTTAGAGATTTTGAAAAACAATGGTGGTAATATAAATGGAGCCTGTATGGCAACTGGTATTGTAAGAAGAACTATTTATAATTGGATGGAAAAAGAGCAATGGATCAAAGATGAAATTGATACTATAAGAGAAATTTGTATTGATAATATGGAATCAAGTATTTATCAATCTGGACTAAATGGAAATTTAACAGCAGCCATCTTTTATTTGAAGTGCCACGGTAAAGAAAGAGGATGGATTGAAAAACAATATGTAGAACAAACTACAACATTTAATGAACCACTGAAATTGATAATTAAAGTTCCAGAACCAAAACAATTAAATTCAGGGGAACAAAAAAAGATTGATAAATAATTGAAGACAATATAAATTTGTTAAAAAAATAATAACTTAATATGAATATAAGAAATGAAAATGTTTTTGATGATATAAAAACTTATTATGATTACTATTTTAATACGATACTTACTGACCCTCCATACCAGTTGGGTTCAACTTGGTTCGTTGATAATGACGGACAATATAAAATTAAAGGTAAGTCCAGTGATTTTATGAATAAATGGGACGGACTAACACATACAGATTTAGATTTATTCTTTAAAGAATCATTTAGAACTTTAAAACACGGTGGATATTTACTAATGTTTGGTATGGATCGTCAATTGGGACCACTTCATTACTACGCTACTAAAAATGGTTTTGATATAAACCAATCTTTATATTGGTATTTCGTTTCAAATTTTCCAAAGGCCACTGATGCTGGTAAGATGATTGATAAGAGATTGAAAAAGGAGAGGGAAGTGGTTGGACCAAATCCAAACGCGAGACCAAACTGCGAAGGAAACCAGCCACTAACACTTGGTGGTAAAAACACCTACACGGATATAACAGAACCAGCATCAACTTTATCAAAAGTCTTTGATGGATACAAATACTCCAAGGCTCCCCTAAAACAAATGGTAGAAACTATCTGTGTTTTTTCTAAACCAACAAAGAATAAATCTGTATTGGATGATATAATGGAGTGGAGTGAAGGTGTAGATTTACTGAACTATTGTCCTAAGGTTGGTAAGAAGGAAAGGAACAATCATATAACAGAAGATACTGATAATCAACTCAATATACATCCCACACTTAAACCAATCAACTTAATATATGAAATTAGTTCCCTGTTTAAATTACCTGAAATTGTTAATCAAAAAGTATATGTTCCATTTAGTGGGAGTGGGAGTGAAGTATGTGGATTAATTAAAGCTGGTTATAATACAGATAATATCTATGGTTGTGAATTGAATAAAGACTATTATGATATAGGACAAAAAAGAATTAAATGGTATGGAGATAAAAAAAATAAATAATGATATGGAAAAAATAAATAATGATATGGAAAAAATAAATAAAGAAGAATTATTATATCTATATAATAATTCAAGTATTCATCAAACTTATATAAATTACTTTATTAGAAAGATAATTGAATTGAAAGATGATAATGATGTAGAAGATGAAGAATTTAATAAATTTGTAAAGAATTGTGTTATTTATGGATATGATAATCAACTACCTTATTATTTTGATTGTATAAGATATATCTATATAGACACAGAATCAAATAAAAATAATTCAATTGAAAAACAAGAACTTGTGATACAAATAGCTCTATCACATAGAATACCTGATCCTTTTATTGCTGGTATAAGAATAGGTAAATTGCTCACATTAGAAGAAATAAAGAATTTGGAATTGTTGTATATTGATAATGTGGTTAAACCATATTTAAAAATAATAAATGATAGATATAAGTATGTTAAGAATATCACCTAAATTATGATATAGGACAAAAAAGAATTAAATGGTATGGAGACAATGTGTAAGGAAGATTATTTCAAACATATAAAAAAGTATTTTACAGAAAAAACTTTAATAGATGTTGGGTTAAATTATAAATATATTGAATATGTAAATGATATAAAAAAATATAGGATAAAAAAGAATTAAACATTTTGAAGATAGAAATAGAATATGATAAAAAGAAAAAGAAAAGAAATTGTGATAAACACTTTAAGAAATTTTTACAACAATTAAAAATAAATTCAAAGTATGAAAATCAGTCCAAAGTTGATAAGTGTTGAATTGAATAGGGTTGGAACTAATGATACTTACAATTACAAAAATGGTCCAAAGGGTAATAGTTTTAGTGTAGGTGAAAAACCAGATGGAAAAAGATTAGAACCAGTTAAGATAAATCCAGAAGGTAGATTTCCCACCCAGTTATTTACGAATATAAAAAATGATAGATATAAGTATGTTAAGAATATCTCCTAAATTGATAAGTGTTGAATTGAATAGGGTTGGAACTAATGATATATTAAAAAGAAATATACCAGTGGTCCAAAACCCAACTATGTGGGGAACAAGGGATATAAGTAATTGGACTAATGAAGTTGGTAGATTTCCCACCCAGTTATTTACGAATATAAAAAATGATAGATATAAGTATGTTAAGAATATCACCTAAATTGATTAGTGTTGAATTGAATAGGGTTGGAACTGAACTAATTGGAGATACTTGTATAAGAAAAGAATTTACTGGTAATGATAATATATATGGTGGTGGTAAAGGGTATGGAGGGAAACAAGGATATATAAAGAATGGTAGATTTCCAACTCAACTCTTCACCAATATAAAAAATGATAGATATAAGTATGTTAAGAATATCACCTAAACTACTAAACATAAATGGGAATAGGATTGGAGATTATGAAGAGAAGAGAATAATCAATGATACTATAAAAAGTGATCAGGTTAAAAACTTTATCAGTTGTGAAAAACTAATACCAAGTTATATGACTGGCAGATTTCCAACTCAACTCTTCACTAACATAAAAAATGATAGATATAAGTATGTTAAGAATATCACCTAAGTTAAAAGAATTAACATTTAAACCATCTTTAATACAATATGAAGCATGGAAATTGTTATTTGATACTACTACTACACAGATACTCTTTGGTGGTTCAGTAAGGAGTGGTAAATCATACTTAGCCGTTGCCTGGGCGACTATCTATTGTTTAATGTATCCTAACATCGCTGGGGGTTTATGTAGGGAAACTTTAAGTTCTTTGAAGATGACCACAGTAGAAACTTTAATGGAATTTTTTAGATTAAATGATATGAAGGAAGATGTTGATTACAGATTCAATAGAATGGAGAAGACAATATCATTTAATAATGGTAGTAAGTTATTCTTAATTGAATTAACATCAAACCCAAGTGATCCTAATTTTGAAAGGATTATGAGTTTATCTTTAACCTTTGCTATTGTAGATGAGGTGTCCCAGATTAGTAGAGATGCAATTGAAAAACTAATGACCAGATTATCCCATATGTTAAAAGAATATCAACTAATACCTAAATTGTTATTAGTATCTAATCCTTCAAAGGGTTGGTTATATACAGATTACTACAAACCATATACTGAAAACGAATTACCACTTTATAGAAAAATAGTTCTTGCTCTCCCACAAGACAATCCATATTTAGATAAAAGTTATATTGATGGATTGGAACAAACTTTAACCAGTGTGAATAAATCCAGATTGTTATATGGCAACTGGGATTATGACGATGATGATCTTGCTCTGTTTAGTTATGATGAATTACTACAAAGTTTTTATAATGATCCTTTACCAGGTGATAAATATATAACTTGTGATGTTGCTAATATTGGTAATGATAAATCTGTAATTGGTTTATGGAGTGGAACAGAGTTACTAAAAATTTTTAGTTATAAGAAAAATGACACTACACAATTAGTGAATATAATTAAAGATAAAATAAAACTATATAGAGTGCCTATTAAAAATGTGTTGATTGATGCTGATGGATTAGGTATAGGAGTGGCAGATTACTTAAAGGGGTGTGTTGCTTTTAAAGGTGGTTCATCTGCTTTGAATAAAGAAAATTATATGAATTTAAGATCACAATGTTTTTTTAAGTTGAGTGAATCAATTAATAATATAAAACTACCTGATGGAGAATATCGTGATGTGATCATTCAAGAACTTCAAGCACACCGAATGGCGAATGTAGATAAAATTGGTAAGACAGCGGTGGAAGGTAAAGATAAGGTAAAGAAAACGATTGGAAGAAGTCCAGATTATGCTGATATGATTATGATGAGAATGTATTATGATATACAAAGAAAAAAAGTTAAGACTTATGTTTTGTAGAATATCGCCGAAATTGATTAGTGTTGATTTGAATAGGATTGGTGATTATGTTGAAACAAGAAAACCAACAACAGATACTACCAATTTAATAAGATTGAATGGATCAAAAACAATTATGAATTATTGTAAAAATGGTAGATTTCCAACCCAGTTATTTACCAACAACAAAAAAGAATTGTTTAAGTATGTTAAGAATATCTCCTAAATTGATAAGTGTTGAATTGAATAGGGTTGATTATATTAGTGATGAAGATTTAGAAACATCTTTAAAGGGATTAAAAAGATATATTAAAAATTACAATAGTGATAGTAATTTGATGAGTAGTGATAAAAATAAACAAAAGTTTAAAGGTGGTAGATTTCCAACTCAACTCTTTACGAATATAAAAAATGATAGATATAAGTATGTTAAGTCCATCAGTTTGGATAAGTGATAATTATTTTATATTAAAGGAAAAATTGGAATTGATAAAGAATATACCAGAGTGGAGTGATATATTCCACGAGGTGTTGATTCAATTTTTAATGATGGATACTAAAAAATCTACAAGATTAATAGATGATGGACAGGCATATAAATATATAATGAGCATGTTTAAGATAAATTGTTTTAGTAAGACCAGTCCTTACAATTGGAAATATAATAAGATCACATTTGATAAAAACTTCAATATGGATAAGATAGATATAACAGATGGAGATGAGTATGATGAAAATTTATGTTTAGCAGATATAGAATTGGCACTTGATAGAATAGATGAGTTTTTTGTATATAAGATTGTTTATATGGACTACTTGGATCGTAAGATACAGACACCAGGGTATAGTTTTAAGAAAATTGGTATGGAGAGTGAAATACCGAAACCAACTATCATTGCTAAATTTAGTGAATTGAAGGAACAGATTAAAAAAATAATAGATGAGATATGAAAAGAAGATTAATAAAAGAAACAAAATACTTTACTATAATTGAAGAAACAGAAGGTTTTTGGTATAAGGCATTAGATTCCAAAATAAAAGTTGAAATCACAAATAAAAATTATAAAGATATAATTTTAGATGCGTTGGATAATGATCTTACCCTTGGACCAGAAATACTGATGAGAATTTTGTTAGTAAAAAAATAATAGATGAGATATGAAAAAAGTAGATATGATTAAAAATTTACTTGATGAGGGTTTTGATACACCTGATTTAAAATGGCAAGACTTTATGAAATATTATAAAGAAAAAATGGAATTAGTAAAAGATAGAAACTCTTTAATAATTGAAAAGACTAATCAAAAGAATACAGATGAACTACTTGAAAGAAAAATTGAGAGGGAACCAGATTTAAGGACACCACTTCAAAAGAAACGTGAAGAATTATTTCCACTGATAGTAGATCTTATGAATAGATTAAAGGGTAAATCAAAAGCATCACCTGGTGAATTAAATGAACTGATGAATTTATATAACCAGTTTTATTTAAGACACGATGCGGCTGGATGTGGTGCTTGTATAAGTAAAGCATATACAACCTTTAAGAAAATTTGTAAAGGGAGGATGTAATGAAAACAATTTTTAATGTGATAGGTGAATTGGAATTACCAGATGTATCACCATTTTATAAACTACCTGATTGGTATATAGAAGGATATGTTTATCATATGTTTTTATGGCAATCTCAAAAATGGAATTATGATGTGGTTGAATATAAATATGAATTAAAAGATTTACAAATTAAACATATAATTACTATTAAGAAAAAGGATCCAAAGTAAAAACATAAAAAATTATATATATAAGAGATGATAAGAATAACTATAAATGATAAAACATATAAAGTTCCTAATGAATTTAGTGAATTGACTATTGAAAAGTTCCAAGAATTATCAAAGGTGGAAGATGTTGATAAAGGAAATGTGTTAGAATATATACATATATTATCTGGTATAGATAAAGATATTCTAAAACATATAAAACTAGAAGATGTGAAAAAGATCACTGAAAAATTACTAACCTTCTTTAAACAAGGTGATTACAAATTGGTAGATGCCGTAGAAATTAAAAAACGTATATATGTTTTTGATGATGATCTATATAATATGACATTTGAAATGTTTATAGATTTAGATGAACTGACCAAGGATCAAGATAATATAATAGATAATCTACATTTGATAATGGCTATTCTATATAGGGAGAAAAAGAAACAAAAGATATACAGGAAAAAATTATATACAGATAAGTATGATAGTAAAACAATTAAAGATAGGGCAGAGTTCTTTTCAACTAATCTTATGATGGATAAAGTATTGGGAGCGTTGTTTTTTTTTATCAATTTAAGAACGATTTATATACAAAATATAGTGGGCTCTTTGGATCAGGAACAGATGAACCAGTTGAAGACGACGAATACGAAGACACAGGACCAGAAAAATACTATAAAAAGTGGGGTTGGTTCTTAATACTTTATAATATAAGTGATGGAGATATAACAAAGATAGAATATATAGGTAAGAAGCCGATACTTGAAATTTTGAATTGGTTGGCTTTAACAAAAGAAAAACAGATATATGAAAAGTAAATTAGAAATTGAATTTGAGGCAATGATTAAACTAATTGAATATGGGTTTGAAGGAGTTGCTGAAATTTTATATGAACTAAAAAATAAGGAATAAGATGGCAGATGATATAGTATTAAAAGTAGATGTTGATACAGGGGACGCAGATAAAGAATTAAAAGATTTAAATAAAAATCTTGATAAGACAGGTAAGAATGCTAAAACAGTTGGTAAGGAAGCCAAGGGTGGTTTTAGTGGTATGATTAAAGGAGTTAAGGGTGTTGGTATGGCATTAAAGACGGCAGGTATAGGGATATTCTTGGCAGCACTTGCTGGGTTGTTCGCACTGCTTAAAGAGAATCAGGCTGTAATGGACTTCTTCAATAAGGCAACGAGAACTATGGGTATATTGTTTAGTAAATTAACTGATGCTCTTATTCCAGTTAAAGATGCTTTGATGAGTGCATTTGAAGATCCTAAACAAGCAGTTATAGATTTGTGGGAAGTGATTAAAGAAAATATGGTTAATCGTGTTACAGGTATGATTGACTTTTTCAAACAGAGTTTTAGTGGGTTGATAAATACAATACAAGGATCAGCCCTTGCAATTAAGGGAATTTTTAGTGATGAAGCGAAAGAAAAGAGTAAAGAGTTTTTCGCAGCAGCAAAGAAGGACGCATTGGCAGCAGGGGAAAGTTTCTTACAGATGAGCACAGGTATAGATGACTTACCAAATAAATTAAAAAAGGGGTTTGAAGCATTAAAAGAGGTGGTTACAGATGCAGTTGATGGAGCAGATAAATATGTTAAGAAACAAAATGAACTATTATTAGCGGAAGCACAATTGACTAAATTTATTGCTGGTAATAGATTGGAGTTGGAAAAACTTAAAACTACTCGTGAAGATGAAACAAAATCTATTGAGGAACGAATATCGGCAAGTGATGAAATGATGGTTTTAATTAAGGAGGAGGAAGATAGAGCGATTAAATTACAAGAGGAAAAGATTGCTTTAATGAAACTTGATAAAGATCAAACACAAACTACTATTGAAGATTTAGCAGAGATTGCCAAGGCAGAGGCAGCACTTGATGATTTAAGAACAAAGGCAGTGGTTAGTAATCTTGAAAATTTAAAATTTGCGAATACATTAAGGAAACAAGAATCAGATGCATCAAAGTTAGCAAAGGATACTGAAATTGAAAGGATGAAAGAGTTTAGAGATAGAAAGAAAGGACTTGAAGATGAGTGGAAGTTAGAAGATTCTGAAACAGATGCCGAATATTATGAAAATTTACAAGAATTAGAATTAGAAAGATATGAAACCGAATTAGAAAATGATTTATTAAAACAGGAAGAAAAGGAATTTCTATTAAAAGAGCATTTAAGAAATAAGCAAGATATTCAAGATGAAGCAGATAAGATAGCGGCAGATCAAGCAAGAGCAAAATTAAAATTTGAGCAGGGTATTGAAAATAGTAAATTAGATATAGCCAAGCAAGGATTACAACTTATTCAATCAATAGCAGCAGAAGGTAGTGATATACAAAAGGCAGCATTGGTTGCTGAAAAGGCAATTGCCATAGCACAAATTATTAAGAATACTATGGTTGCGAATTCATTAGCATTGACCGCTCCTCCTTTGGGGTTAGGTCCAATAGCAGGACAAGCGTTAGTTGGTATAAACATAGCATCAGCCGCTGTTGGAGTTGCAACTGTTTTAGCACAGACAGCGATGGCATTGGGAGCATTTGAAAAAGGTGGAGTATTAGTAGGACCATCACATGCACAAGGTGGAATAATTACTCCATTTGGAGAACTTGAAGGTGGTGAAGGTGTAATTAATAATATGAGTATGGCAACTCCATCGTTAAGAAATTTGGCATCAGCAGCCAATACAGGTGGTGGTGGAAATGATTTTTCTACTGGTGATGGATCAATTAAGTTAAGTGCTGAAAGTATTAGTATGATTGTAAATGGAATAAATGATAAAAAAGTGATCGTGAGTGAAACAGATATAACATCTACACAAGAAAGAGTATCTGTAATTGAAGCAGAAGCAGTTTTATAAACTTTGGAACAAAAGGGTAATGTTCCCTGGAATAAGGGAAATAAAAAATAAATTATAACTAATATGAAAAAAGAAGAATTAGAATATATAAAAGGGATTAAAGAACAAAGAGATTTAATGTTTGAAGAAGGAATAACAAGTGATCATCTGTTGATGATGATTTTGAAAAGATTAGACACAATAGTATATGTCCAAGAATTAGATTATCAAAACAAAAACTTTTCAAAAAAGTGGTATAAGTTTTGGAAATAAAAAATAAATTGATAAAATGAAAAAACAACTTAAAGAAATTGATAAAAGATGAACTTAAAAAATTGATAAAAGAGAATAGGGTTTTAGATGAAAAGTTTAGATATACGAAAGAGTGGATTGAACTTTATAAAGAATATAAAAAACAAATTGATAAAGATGAAAAAGGAACTTAAAGAAATTGAATTGATAGTTGATGGAGATGAAGATTTTTTAACAGCGATGGGGTTTGTAGATTACCCCGCTATTGAAAAACAATTAGTATATTTTGGTGATGATAGAACCAATTTTACTTTTGGTAAGGAAATTGAAGAGCAAGGGATCATAGTTAGTCCAGCACTGATTGCTGATAAAAGAATTTTTAGATTTGATCCTGAAACTAATGAAGAATATTATGTTTATTTTAGTGAGGATACAATAAGACAATTAAGTCAAGGGTTTTTAATGAGTGAGAACTTTAAGAATAATACTGAACAACATGAAAAACAAATTGAAGGTGTCCATCTTATATATTCTTGGATCGTTGAAAACCAAGATGACCAACTGATGACCAAATATGGTTTTAAAGATATACCGAATGGATCATGGGCCGTAGCATATAAGATAGAAAATGAGGACATCAAAGCCAAGATTAAAAGTGGTGAGATAGGTGGCATATCAATTGAAGCATTCTTAACAGAGAAGTATGATAAACATTTTAGTAGAGATGAACAAAAGATAGAACAAATTAAAGATTTACTAAATAGTCTTTAATTTGTATTCCTTTACTTTTTGTATAGCATCTTCTTTTTTCTTAAACCAACCAAGATGGATATGTTTTCCTTTAATAAATAATTGTGAGTGGTAATATATATTTGATTTTCCAGTATATTTATCATTTTTAAAATTTTCTTTATGTTTTTTTACTTCATCTTTTGTATGATAAATTCCAAGATATATTAATCTTCCTTTAAAAGAAAACTGGCATCTATATTTTCTTGGATTATCTTTTATTGGTTTTTTATTTTTATATATTTTTGGTGGTTTAGTTTTTTTTCTTTTATTTTGATTTTGAGTTCCTGTAAGCAATTGTAAATTAGTGATGTTATTATTAAGTGGGTTATTATCAATATGATCTATTTGTAATTTACTCATATCTCTTTTATCTCCTTTTTTTACGGTGCCTATATCAGTTCTTTTTCTATCTCCAAAGTGATCCCATACTAATTGATGGATTAAATGTGTTTTTTTATTTAATCCAACCACATAATAACCTCTAAGGGATTTAGATTTTTTCATAACATACCCACCCAAATGTATTTTGAAACTCCTCACATCACCAAAATTACTAACTTGGTAATCTTCATTTACCCATTTCCATTGATTTTCCATACAACTATATATATAAAACTTTTCAATATGTTTATTTTTTTTATGTCAAATTCGACTTTTTTATATATATGAGTAGAAAAAAAAACAATCTTTAATATGGAACAAAAAAACTATTCAAGCATTTTAGACAAGATAAGAACTATCTTGGGTATGGAAAGTGTTGTTGAATTAGATGAAGTAGTTGAACCAGTGCCAGTTGAAACTGAATTAGAACCAGTTGATACTAAATTAGCAGAAGCAACATTAGAAGATGGAACTATTATATATTATGATGGTGAAATGCTTGGTGTAGAAATTGCTGTTTATACTGATGAGATTATGGAGGTTGTTGTTATTGATGGGGACTATGTTTTAGAAAATGGAGATACTTTTAGTATCGTAAATGGTGTAATTAGTGAGTATATACCAATAGTGGTAGAGGAAACTGAACCAGAACCAGAAGAAGAAGCATTAGAGGAAATTAATTTTGAGGAAAAATATAATGATCTTATGATCGTTGTAGATGAATTGAAACAACAATTAGAAAAATTTAACAAACAGGAAATTGAATTAAAGGCTGAAATCGAAAAGATGTCAGCAGAGCCAGAGGTGGAAAGTATAGCACAGGCACCACAGGCGACTATTGAATTAACCGCAATTGAAAAAAGATTAGCGGCTCTTGACGCAATTAGAAAGTTAGGACAAAAATAAAATAAAAAAAATGAGTTTTAGTAAAAAATATGATTTCGCTTTTGATGTTTCAACATTGAGCGATTATACAAACGAGAATACAGGTTTGGTGGCTAAGGCATTATATTCAGCACCAACAATTGGTTCAGGTATAGAAATTATACCAGGACAAAAAGGTGATGTGAAACTTAATGTATTAGATCATGATATTTATCTTCAAACGGCAGCTTGCGGTTGGACGGTAAGTGGTAATACAAATTTGGAACAAGTAAGCGTTTCTGTATGTAGTGTAGATTATAAAGAGGCACTATGTCCTAAAACACTTGAACCTAAATGGTATGGTCAGTTAATGGCACAGGGTTCAAACCCAGAAACATTCCCATTCGCACAATTTGTAGTAGAAAATAAGATGCAGGCTTTAACAAGTCAAATGGATTATATGTTCTGGCAAGCAGATTCAACCGTAGGAACAGGTGTTCTTACTTTATGTGATGGTATAGGTTCATTCTTATCAGGAGCAACTGGTGATGTTTATACAGCAGCAGCAAGTGGAACTTCAACAGCATCAACAATCAACACACAGATTTTGGCGATGATTGATAATGTAGATGAAAGAGCATATACTACAAATGATTTAACACTTTATATGAGTGTTGCTAAATTTAAATTATACGTTCAGTATTTAATAAGTGCAAATTTATATAATTATGCACAAAGTGAAAATGGTAAAACATTAGAAACAACTATTCCAGGACATAACATCAAGGTGATGGGTGTTGGTGGATTAAGAGGTGTTGAATTTATGTATCTTACACCTGCTTCAAATATGGTATTTGTAAATGATGGCATTAGTGATGGTGATTTAGATATGTGGTATTCAAAAGATAATGTTGAATTAAGATTACTTGGATCATTCAAATTTGGTGTTGGAGTTTATTTCAATGACTTAATGGTTCATAACAACGAAAATCTACAATAAGATAAGGGAATTAAAAAATGAGAGTGAGGAGTTTAACTCCTCCTCTTAATAAAAAAAAAGAAAATTAAAATGGGATGTATAACAATAGCAGGATACAGTAAAGGTTGTGACGCAAGTTACGGCGGTAT